AAGGAGACAAACCAACACTGCATTGGGCAATCTATGGTCTAGCAAATTATTTAGGAGCAGAGGAAAATCTGCAACGTAATGTCGAATGATGATGCGGTAGAAACAATTTATAAATTATATGGTCTGCTTTCTAAAATAGATGACAGAAAATTAAAAGAAGATATTGAAGACCAGATTATCAATTTATGTGACCAACTTAAATTTAGTATGGTTATGGATAGAGTCAAAGAGAAAAAAACTAATGAAAAATGATGAGCATTTAGTACAAAAAGCTATATGTGAATATTTAGACATTAGACGTGTTTGTTATTTTGCTATTCCTAATGGTGGTAAACGTGGAAAAATTGAGGCTGCAAAGTTTAGAGCTGAAGGTGTTAAAAGTGGCGTGCCAGATTTATTTTTTGTATGGGAAGGCATGAGTTATTTTTTAGAAGTTAAAAGACCAAAGAATGGTTTAATACCAAAAGGTAGAGTGAGTAAAAACCAAACAGAAATGATGAATAAACTATCTGATAATGGTGCTGAGTGTGCTGTTGTATATTGTGTAGCAGATGTAATAGAAAAATTTATAGATTGGGGTATAGGTCATTAAACAGAATGCAATAACTAAATCAGCACGAGGTAAAGCCTGCACGTTTCGTAGTGATGTCTGTGATAGTGGTGTGGGCAACTGCAATGTAGTCTACTGCCACGAAAATTCTGGTGCGATGGGGCAAAAGGCTAAAGATGAACATGGTGATGACTTAGGCTTTTGGGGATGTCATGCATGTCACTTGCTGTACGACACTCTTGACCATCCATACTACAAACCCTATTTTATTAAAGAGATGGCACAGTTTGCTATTACTAGAACAGAACGACAACTTAGAAAGCTAGGTTTAAAATGACTGAGACATTAAATAGAATAATAAAAAGAGACAAACCTAAAGCTGAAATTGTTAAAGGTATGACTACAGCATTCTTTAAGAACTCTAGTGGTGATGAAGCTGTTATATCTATTAAACCTAACAACATGACTAGAACGCAGAAACAAAATGCTATGTATTGGTCAATCATAGAACAAATCAAAACGGAAACAGGTAACACTAAGGATGCTATTCATGTTCATTGTCAGTCAGAATTTTTAGAGACCAGAGTTGAAGAAGTTGCCAAGCAACAAAGAGTGGTGCTAAAATCAACAACAAGTCTTAGCACAAAAGAGATGGGTATTTATTTAGATGAAATAATTGCATGGGTAGAAAACGATTTAGGGTTACGTTTAAATTTACCTGATGATTGGAGAGAATTAATTAGCTAGGACATTTTTTTTTGGTATTGCAAAGTAGTGTTTACAATTATATTGGAGTGTCCTAACTAATTACTGGAGATAGCTATGTTAAAGAAAAGAGGATTGTACGACAACATAAAGGCTAAACAAAAAAGAATCAAAGCTGGTAGTGGTGAAAGAATGAAACCTAAAGGTGCTAAGGGTAGACCAACAGCACTAAATTTTAGACAGGCTGCTAAAACTGCAAAGAACAGGGGCATAGGATGAAAGGTGTTAAACATTATTTAAAGAATGGTACAGCGTTTAATGGCAACATGCACAAGATGGACGATGGCACACTGCATAGTAACAAGACACATACTGCTACAAGTGTAAGACTATTTCATTTTAGTGAATTAACTAAGACAGCACAGGCTACTGCTAAAAATTCTTGGGGTAAATAAATGTCTAAGAGTTGTGAACAATGTATGGAAGAGTTGCAAAGTTTAAATTGTTCGCAGGATAACGCTAGAGATATTATGTATCTTGCTAATAGAAAAGGATGGGATGCTGTCAGAAATAAAGCAGAAGAATTGTTTGGTAATTTACTAGAAGATTATGAGTATTGGCACACTTATGACAGGAGAGGATTTTAATGGCTAGACCAACTAAATGGAATGAAGAGATAGAAGCTAAAGCTCTTGCTTACATAGATGACTATCAAATGTATGGAGATATGATTCCAAGTATTGAGGGAATGGCAAAACATTTAAGTGTTCATCGAGACACATTATATGAGTGGGCAAAAGACAAAGATAATAAGAAGTTTTCCGACATATTAAGGCTAACAATTCAAAACCAAGAAAGAACCCTTATAAACGGGGGTCTCAACAGCACATTTAACTCAGCTATAACTAAGCTTGTATTAGGTAAGCATGGCTATCACGATAAGATGGAGCAAGACATAAAATCTAGTGATGAATCTATGAAGCCAACTGTTATACAATTAGTCAGTAAGAGTGAGTGAAGTAGTAGACATACAATTACCTGATAAGTTAATCCCTGTCTTTGAAGGCACAGCTCGAATTAGAGGGAGCTATGGAGGCAGAGGTAGTTCTAAAACCAGAAGCTTTGCATTAATGACAGCAGTTTTTGGTTATCGTTGGGGCATGTCAGGTGTCAGAGGCACAATACTTTGTGGTCGTGAGTTTATGAATTCGCTTAATGAATCATCTATGGCAGAAGTAAAGACAGCTATATTATCAGTGCCATGGTTAGCAGAGTATTATGAAATAGGTGAACGTTACATTCGTAGTAAAGATGGCAACATAACCTACACTTTCGCAGGATTGAGACGTTCATTAGACAGTATTAAATCACAGTCACGTATTCTTATAGCTTGGGTTGATGAAGCTGAGTCAGTAAGTGGTAGAGCATGGGATTTGCTTATGCCAACAGTACGTGAAGAAGATAAGAGTATAGGATTTAACTCAGAGATATGGGTTACATGGAATCCTGAGTCTAAATATTCAGCGACACATGAACGATTTCGTGAGAAGTTTCCAAGTCAAGCCAAGATTGTTGAAATGAATTGGCAAGATAATGGTTGGTTTCCTAGTGTATTAAATGAACAAAGATTAGAAGACAAAGAAAAACGTCCTGAGTCTTATGAGCATATATGGGAAGGTGGTTTTTTAGTATATAGTGAAGGTGCATATTATTCTGCTGAATTACGCAGAGCTAAAGATGAGGACAGAATAGGTAAAGTAACATACGATAGAGCCAAAGGTGTTATAACAAGTTGGGATTTAGGAATTGGTGACAGTACGTCAATAATCTTTGCACAGTTTGTAGGAACTGAGGTTCACATTATTGATTACTATGAAGCTAGTGGTGTAGGATTAGAGCATTACGTTAGAGTGTTGCAAGACAAAGGTTATGTTTATGACCAACACGTACTACCTCACGATGTAAGAGTTAGAGAATTAGGGTCAGGTAAGTCACGTATTGAAATGCTGGAAGACTTAGGTATTAGAAACATAGAGATAGCACCATCATTATTAGTTGACGATGGCATACAACAAGTCAGAACAATGCTAGACAAATGCTATTTTGATGAGGTATCATGTGAGAAACTGATTGACTCATTACTTGCTTACAGTAGAGACTGGGATGACAATGGCAAGACATGGAGGATGAGACCAAGACACGATTGGAGTTCACATGGTGCAGATGCAATGAGATATATGGCTATAGGATACAAACCATTTAACGAGAACTGGGATAAACCATTAAGACGTAAACTTAAAGGTATAGTGTAATGGCAGGTTTATTAGAAGAAGATGACAAAAGTATAGTTGGTAAACTGTATGATGGATTACTTGGGGGCTTGTCTTTTTATAGAGAAAACTATATACCATCGCAAGAAGTTGCTAATGAAATAGTTGATTTAATTCCTAGTGGTCTCAGCAAATTAGGTTACGAGCCTAGACCTACAACTACTGAAGCTGACTTTTTTCAATCACTAGATAATACTTTATATAACTTACCATCGCAAGTAGCTCCATTAGCTAAAGGCACACTTGAAGCAGTTTATAATCCTATAGAGACTGGCACAGGCTTGTTAAGGTTGCTTGATGGTGCAAATACTAATTTAGGTGATGTATTCTATGACACAATAACACCTGAAAAATATGAGGCAGCTTTTAAAGAATTTAGAACTAGAGGTGCATCAGAACAATCTATAGAAAATGAAGCTATGGCAAGTGCTGTAGGTAATATGGCTGTAGAAATGTTAAGTACGGAACAAGGCAGACGTGAACTGTTTCAGCAACATGGTTTAGAAGGATTAATAGCATTAACATTCTTACCAAAAAATATATTAAAACTACCTAAAATTGCACAACAACAAGCATTAGCTGAATTCTTTCAAAATGGTAGCAACCCACTAGCAACAAGTACAAACATAATGCCGGGTGCAAATCTATTAGATATGGTTACACCTAAACCTCTTGGATTTATGATAGGTGAGAAAGGAGCAGTAAGACTTGGAAAGACTGATAAATTAAACAAAGCTAAAGAAATGCATAGTAAAGGTGTTGATGCTGACACTATATGGAAAGAAACTGGATTTGCTAAAGGTCAAGATGGTGGCTGGAGAATGGAGATTGATGATTCTAATGCAAGTCTAAAAGATATAACTGAACCTATGGATACAAACTTAGTTATTAGAGGTGACCAACGTTTAAATCATCCAGAATTAATGAAGGCATATCCTGAATTAGCAGACATAGATGTCAAACCATATGTGTTTAATTTACAAGGTGGTGCGTTTGGTTATTATGCTAGAGATGCTGGTAATCCTACTATAGGTTTTAATCCTGCTGCTAAAAAATCATTAGAAGAATATAGTGCATCACCAAAAGCAAAAGCATATTCATCTTTAGGTAAAACATTACATGAGTTTCAACATGGTGCACAAGACATAGAAAACAATGCAGGTGGTAGTTCACCTAGAGCAGAACAATCAAGAATTTTACAAGCTGATGGTAGTGTTGATAAAGCACGTGATGACATCAATAAAATTAAAAAAAGACTGGAAGATACATCGCTTACTAAAGATGAGCGAGTTTTATTAACAAAACGTCAACAAGTGTTAGAAGAAGAGATTGTAAACCTCGAGAGACAAGCTGCTATAAAAGGTGATGATAACTATAGAAACAGAGTATTAGGTGAGTTAGAAGCATTTCAAACACAAGGTGACGTTGCATTAACAGCAGCAGAACGAGCTAATAGATTACCTAATTATTTACGAAACAAAGATGTCCTGCTAAGAGGTGACCCTGAATCATTAGGTGTAGATAGTGGTTTGTTAGGTGAAACTGCACCATTAATGAAATCAAGCAATTTTAAAAGACGTAACGATGGTACATATGTAGGCTTTTCCAAATCTGTAGACACACCACAAAAGCTAAACAAACTGATAACACAAATCGATAGAATGGCTACTGAAGGTGCTGATGCAAGAATGTGGTATGAAGATTCATCTAAACAAATACTAAATCTTGTCAATGGTGATAAAGTAGAAGCAGAGAAACTAGCACAGATAATTGCAATAACTAGTCAAGGAGCATCAGTTGCGACAAACACATCTTTTGCATTTAAAGCTTATTCACAATACAAAGCAGGAATGCCTATAGAAACAGGTAGATTTCCTGCTGCACAAAGTAAAAAAATAGTTGACGTACTTAATGGTATACCTTGGGAAGGTAGAAAAACAAACTCATTCTATGAAAATCTAATGATTGAGATAGACCCATCTAAAGTTACAGCAAACACAACAACACAAGATTTGTGGATGGCAAGAGCTTTTGGGTTAGACTCTGAAGTTCCCGGTAGTGGACAGTATGAAGTGATGGAAAAGATTGTTCAGTCTATAGCTACTAAGAATGGTTGGAGACCACATCAAGCACAATCATCTGTATGGGTAGCAGTTAAAGCACGTAACGATGCTATGAAAAGCTTTATTAATGCTACAGTAAAAGAAAAAGGCTGGGGTAATAATGCCAATGACATCTTTCCTGAAAATCAAAGAAAATTTGATAAGTTTTACCAAACAACTGTTTACGATAGCGAATACAATTTAGATGAATTCTTAAAAGCATCTTATAGTTTTGCTGATGGCATCGAAGATAATCTTGGATACATTAATTTAGAAGCTGTACCGGGAACAACAACAGATTTCTTACCCGGAATTAAAAACGCAAAACCTGAAGAAGTAGCTGCTTACACTAAAGATATGTACAGCGTATTCTTAGATGAAAATGGTGTAGATATGTTAGCTAAAGAAATAGGTATTGTATCTCCGGGTAACTTCTTAGGCTTTGGTGGTTGGAAAGGAGAAATAAATCCTAATGTGCAAGTACGTGGTATTCTTTCAGGTACACAAGCTAGTGGTATTAATAAGGCTGACATAGATTTAGTAGAAACATATGCTGCAGTAGTAGGAACACTATTTAAACAAGATGGTGTTTCATATCGCAGAGCTTTTGCAGATAAAAAAGTAGCTAATCAAAACGCTGTAGATTTAGATATAGGCAGGCAATTAACTAAAGAAGAGAACGAAAGATTGTATGCTCAATTAACTAAACAAATAGGAAACGATTTTATATCACCAACATCTAGTGCAACAGGTGCAGATATAATTAACTATACTTTGTTTGAAGATAGTGTGCCTACAATAAAAAATGCTGACTTTAAAAAACTGGTAAAACAGGCTATAATAGATGCAGACTTAGGTGAAGTAGAATTAGGTTACTATAGGTCTGATGGTGACCTCTTACAAAACAATTGGAAGGAGAATCGTAATGGCGAGCAATATAAAAACAGAAAGAACGCTACCAGCAAATCACAAGAAGTTTACAGGAGAGTGGTCAATCAATACAGTCAAGAAGTCAACAAAGTCAACCAAAGATACAAAAGGGATTATGGATGGTAAACAAGAATTTAGTCCAAAATTTGGTTTATTACAATGATATACTACTGCTAAATTAGACAGGAGAAAGCATGAAAGATGAACTTACATTTGAGCAAATTTTAGATATGTTGCAAGGTGGAGCTAGAAATTTTATTGGTGATGCTGGAATTATGGGTTTCGGTACTAGTGCAGAGAAACGTGCTGGAAAAGTTGCTGGAGATAATTTCTTGACTAACATTATGGGTGGTAACACAACTACTAATCCTACAACAACTACAGATGATTTAAGTCCTGTTAATATGCGTTCAATGGTAAACACAAACAATGCTAGTGGTACAGACCCAATGATGATGATAGACCCAGCAGTAATGGCAGGGGTAGGAGCTAGAGGATTAAATACTGCAGCAGAACAAAAATTTTTACAAGAGACAATGGGTTCTGGTGTAAGGAATCTTGGTATAGGTGTAGATGGTAATACTGAAACATATGGCTTTACTGGTGATACGTTAACCCCAGAAGCTATGAATGGATTTAGGGCTCGTGAAGGCATAACAGCTTTAACTGCTGACGAACAAAATTATGTTAATTTTCTAGAACAAACACAACCAGAAATGGTAGAAGTCTTTTTACAAGGTTTAAGAGATGGTAACTATGAAATGGAAATGCAACCAAGACTAACACAAGGATTTAGATAACATGGCTTTATCTAATTACACAGAACTAAAAGCTTCTATAGCTGACTTTGTTAACAGAGATGATTTAACAGCAGTAATAGCTGACTTTATTACGTTAGCTGAAGCTCAAATGAATAGAGATATTAGACACTTTAAGATGGAAGCAAGGTCTAGTGGTCAACAATCAGCATTAGATGAGTACATGCAAACACCTCCTGATTGGTTAGAAACAATACGATTACATCTTACAGGCACAGGAACATCGGTATTAAACCTTGTTTCTAGAGATGCTATGGCTGACAAACGTCAATCAGAGTCAGATGCCACAGGTACACCTAGAATGTACACACACGCAGATGGACAATTTCAATTGTACCCAACTCCGGGAAACGACACAGATTTTGAGTTGCTTTACTATCAGAAGATACCTTCCCTTAGTGCAAGCACCTCAGATAATTGGCTTTTGCTAGAAGCACCTGATGTATATCTCTACGGAGCGTTATTACATTCAGCACCTTACTTAGCAGAAGACCAAAGGGTAGCAGTCTGGGCACAGATGTATAGTGCAGCAGTTGCTAGATTAAATGAATATTCTGACAATGCACGTTATAGTGGGTCAGGATTAACTCTTAAAGTGAGGGGATTAGTATGAGTTTTACAAACTTTTTAGAAACAGAAATTTTAGACCACGTATTTGCAGGTGCAGCTTACTCAGCTCCATCTCAGCATTACTTAGCATTGTTTACAGGTGCTCCGGGTGAAACTGGTGGTGGTACTGAAGTTAGTGGTGGTGGCTATACAAGAAAAGCAGTCAACTTTACAACGTCAGGTGCTACAACATCTAACAACGCAGCAGTAGAATTTCCTACAGCTACAGGTAACTACGGAACAGTAACACACGTTGCAGTATTTGATGCAGCCTCATCAGGAAACATGATGGCATATGCGACATTGTCTGCCTCTAAAGTTATTGAAACTGGTGACGTGTTTCGAGTACCGACAGGTGACTTAGATATAACGCTGAACTAAAGTAAATGGCTTTTGAGTATGGTGAGTCGTACTATGGACTACGTAGTTGGGGGTCGAGTGCTGGTGATGTTAAGGATGCCTCAGCCTCACTAACAGCAACTTGTACAATACCTGCTGTCGGTTTTGCAGTAGCAATTGGAATGGGTGGTGCTACAACTACAGTAACAGCTTCTGCTAGTTGTAGTGGTGAAGTTGTAATCATAGAACGTATTGATGAATTTGCTTATGGCATGGGGTCATATGGTATCAATGCATTTACTCAAGGAGATTTACAAACAGTAGTAACAGCAACATCGTCAGTTAGTGCTGAAGTTAAGAGAGTACGTGAATCATCAGCTACAGCAAGTGCTGCATCAAGTATATCTTGTGTAGCAAGAAGAATTCCTGAAGGTTCGGTATTAATAGAAGGTTCATCGCAAACTTCTGTTAACTCAACAGGCAATGGAACAAGAACTCGAACTAGTGGAGCAACAGCGTCTCCAACAAGTGCAATTACTTCAGTTGGTTTTGCTACAAGAGGTGGCTCTGCGACTTCATCGGCAGTAGCTAGTCTTACAGGTTCTGGAGTGTTTGTAGTTTCAATTGCAGTAACTTTACCAGCAACTTCTTCAGTAGCAGCTATATGTAACAAAGTAAGATTTGGTTCAGGTACACCAACAGCTAATGCTAGTATTGCAGTATTAGGATTTGCCACGAGAGGTGGTATCGCATCCTCAATTGGAACTGCGACTGTGGTCTCAGATTCCGAACAAATATTTCAAGGACATGCAGTTACGCAACCTGAATCTAGTATTTTAGCAACATGCAACAGAGTACAAAGTACATCGGGTGCATTAAGTGCAACATCTGGTGTAGCTACAATAGGTAGAGAAAAATGGGAAATCATAACCAATGATTCCGTAACTTGGACACAGATAGCAGCATAATATGGCATTAATACCTTTACAAATACCACCGGGTCAATATAGAAATGGAACAGATTTCCAAGCTTCTAATCGTTGGAGAGATGCTAGTCTTGTCAGATGGCTTGATGGGTCTTTGCGACCTGTAGGTGGATGGACAACAAGAAAAGCTAGTGCATTTGCATCACCACCAAGAGCTATGATTTCATGGTTAGACAATACTTCGTCAGAACATTTAGCTGCTGGAACACACGAAAAGTTATATTATGTAAACCCCTCACAAACAGTTTTTGATATAACTCCTACTGGTTTAACTAGTGGTACAGTAAGTGGTGCTTTAAATACAGGTTATGGTGGTGGGTTCTATGGTCAATCTAATTGGGGTAATGCTCCAACTGCATCAGGTGTATATTCTGAAGCTACAACTTGGTCATTAGATACTTACGGACAGAACTTAATAGCATGTTCTTCTAAAGATGGAAAGATATATCAATGGCTACTCAACACTGGTGTCAAACCTACAGCTCTAAATAATGCACCAATAAATAATAAAGGCATTGTAGTAACAGAAGAACGATTTGTTTTTGCTTTAGGTGCTGGTGGTAATCCTCGAAAAGTACAATGGTGTGACCAAGAAAATAACACTACGTGGAGTGCAGCAGCTACCAACCAAGCTGGTGATTTTGAATTACAAACTACTGGTCAAATAATGTGTGGCTTACGAATGAGAGGTCGTACACTAATACTCACAGACAATGATGCACACATTGCAAGTTATTCAGGTGCTCCATTCGTGTATGGATTTGAAAGAGTAGGTACAGCATGTGGTGTAGCGTCAAGACGTGGAGCAGTTGCAATTGATGAAGGTGCTTTTTGGATGGGTAAAAATGGGTTCTTTACATTTGATGGTTCAGTAGCAAAAGAAATTGCATGTGAAGTAGCAGACTATGTATTTGATAGCATGAACCCTTCACAAAAAACAAAAGTTTATGCTGTGCATAATTCACAACACAGTGAAATATGGTGGTTTTATCCATCAGCAACGTCAAACGAAAACGATAGATATGTAGCATTAGACTACAAAGAAGGACATTGGATTACTGGTGAATTAAGCAGAACAGCAGGTGTTGACCAAGGTATATTTTCAAATCCAATATGGGCAGATGCAAGTGGTAATATTTACAATCAAGAGACAGGTTACACGCACACAGGCTCTGCTAAACCTTTTGCAGAATCAGGTTCAATTAGTCTTGGCAATGGTGATAGCATTATGAAAGTAACACAGCTTATACCTGACGAAAAAACACAAGGACAAGTAGAAGTTACATTTAAAACACGTTTTCATCCTAATGATACGGAAACATCACATGGTGCATTTACAATGTCTAATCCTACTGATGTAAGGTTTCAGGGTAGACAAGTAAGAATAAAAGTACAAGGTGTAGGTAATGATAATTGGCGGTCAGGTGTCATGCGTATAGAAGCAAATGCTGGAGGTAGACGATGAGTGTCGCAAATCCACCACCACCATTAGGTAGCGATTGGAAACCTTGGGGTGAACGTTTAAATACATTTATAACTACAACAAGAAACAAGTTACAGTTTTATAATGCAGATAGTAAAGCTACACAAGATGGCATTATTATGTACGATAAGGCACAGGGTTGTCCTGTAGTTTCTAAAAATGGTGCATGGATTAGGATAAAATTAGACCCATGAATATACAAGAAGAACTTATGCGTGGTAAAGCATGGATTGAGTCAGCACTGAAAAAAGGTGGTGAAACGCATGACTTTAAAGACATTGTTGATGGGGTCATAAGTGGTCACATGCAACTATGGATGGGTGCAAACGGATGTGCAGTAACAGAAGTTATCGTGTATCCTAATAAGAAAGTGCTTCATGTATTCTTAGCAGGTGGTGATAAAGGCTATGGAATTAAACAAATTACGGACATGCACGATGACGCAATGGCATGGGGTAAATTACAAGGCTGTGATGGCATGACAGTAGCAGGACGCAAAGGGTGGAAAAAAGTCTTGCAGTCAAGAGGCTGGTCAGAACAGTTTACAACATTATTGAAGGAGTTTTGACATGAGTGGTGGTGGCGGAAAAGGTGGTAGCAAAAAAACGGAGACAACAATACCTGAATGGGTACGTGCTCCAGCTGACAGAAACTTACAAAGGGCAGAAGCTGTACAACAAATTAAATACATGCCTTACACAGGTGGACAAGTCGCAGCTCTAAATCCAAATCAAACACAGGCAATGCAAAACAATGCAAATACTGCAGCAGCTTTTGGTTTATTAGCTCCTACAGATGCGACAGCAGGTATGCCAACTCCTACAACATATGCTAATGGTATGCAAGGTTATGGCTCAATTGGATTATATGACCAAGCACTCAAAGAACTTACAGCAAGAGACCCAGCAAACATGAATGCTTACAACAATTTGTTTGGAAACGCTGTGCCACAAAATTTAGCACGTGGCGGTGGCGGTGGCGGTGGTAACGTAAGTGTTAACTTTGGTGGGCAAAAACCTGCTTACAATCCATACAATCCAAATACTTGGAGTACAAAAGATAGAGTAGCACACGAAGAACAAGTAAGTCCAAATAGTACAAACAGTCAATTAGAAAGTGCTTACGGACAAAAATCAACTTATGTTCCTAAAGCAAAAGACATAGCACATCAAAACGCAGTAAAAGCTAAAAAATTAACAAGTAATTACCGACCACGTACAAGTTTATATGGAGGTCTATAATGGCAAATCAAGGACTACCCGGTGGTCAAAAAACTCCACCAAACATTAATAGCCTAGCAGCACAAGGTATACAAGGTGCAGGCATGGGTTCTGCGTTAGGTATGGGTTACAAGCCTAGTCAAGTAGGTGTAGCAGGAACAAGTGCAGCAGTCAATCCAACAAACGTAGCTGGTTCAAATATTACACCAAGTAATTACAACGTAACAGGTTCTAATGTAATCGGACAAAATGTAACTGGCTCTAATGTTGCCGGCTCAAATGTTGCTGGTACAAATGTAACACCACAAACACTAGCTGCAACAAGTCTAAACCCTTACATGAATCAATATGATAATGCTGTAGTGCAAGCTAATGAAGCTGACATACTACGAGGTGCTAACATGGGTCTTAACACCTTACAAGGGCAAGCACAGGCAGCAAATGCTTTTGGTGGTAGCCGACATGGTATTGCTATGGGTGAGATTGGTAGAGATACATTAAGCCAGTTAGCTCAATCATCAGCAGGTCTAAGACAAGCAGGGTTTCAAAACTCACAAAATGCAGCCTTACAAGACATTGGTAATAATTTTCAAGGTCAACTAGCTAATCAAGGTAACAATATGCAAGGGCAATTGGCAAACCAAGCTAATGCGTTACAAGCAGGACTTGCAAACCAAGGCAATGCGTTACAGGCACAAGGCATGAATCAAGGTAATGCTTTACAAGTTGGTTTAGCTAATCAAGGTAATGCTCTTCAAGCACAAGGTATGAATCAACAATATGGCATGCAAGGTGCATTGGCTAATCAAGGAAACGCATTACAAGCAGGGCTGGCTAACCAATCAGCAGGAATGCAAGCTGGTCTAGCTAATCAACAAGCTGGCATGCAAGACATTAACAATCAATTGCAAGCTAGTTTAGCTAATCAATCAGCAGGAATGCAAGGACAAAACCAACGATTAGGGGCAGCTAACCAATTAGCACAAATATCTAATCTTGGATTTGGTATGGGTCAGCAAGTTAATAATAACTTAATGCAACAAGGTATGCAACAACAAGCTATGCAACAAGCATTATTTGATGCAGCTCAAGGGCAGTTTAAAGGATTTGCTAACCAGCCAGTAAATAGTCTTGGCTATGTAACTGCTGCACTTGGTAACACACCAGTACCTGAAACCCAAACTACAACTAAACAAAATGGTCTGTTTGATTACTTGACAGCAGCCACACAAGCATACGGAGGCTAAAATGTCATTAGGACTTGGACAATTATTTGGTGGACTTTTGTTAGGTCAAATGGCAGGAGGTGGACTGCTTGGTAATAAACAAGAAGAAGAACAGCCAACCCAAATGGCTAACAACAGCATTGGTGGTGCATTTCAAGGGATAAGCAACTCAATGTTTAAAGGCATGAGCCAAGAAGATGTGTATCGGATGGGTCTTGGTTTTAATACACTTAGATTAGAGCCTGACGCAAATTTAGCTAATAGTGTAGAGTCTAGAATTAATAGTATAAATGCTACAAAAAAAGCAGAAGCTGATGCCAAGGCATTACAAGGAAAAATTAATCAAACCATAGAATATCTTAAAGGAAAAGAGAGACCTGATTTAATTGCAATGGTACGAGGTAAAATTATTACACCTGCTAAGGCTTTTGAAATGTCACAAGACGTAAAAGGCACAGAAACAATGCGTGACCATGAATATGCTATGAAGATTATTGAGGATAAAGGTGGCATAGAAAACGTGTCAGATGTAGAAAGAGCATTATTAAAAATTCCAGTTAATGAGGAAACTAAGTCAGATACAGAAAAAAGATTAATATTGTTAGCATCTCCACCTCCGGGTGGATGGAGTGAAGAACAACTAAGCATTATAGGTGTACCACAAGATAATTTAGCAAGCTTCCAAGTAGAGCAAGAAGCATTAAGAAACTTCCGAGATGAAAACCCTACTTATTACACAAGAGATTCTAATGGCGATGGTGTTCCTGACCATAGTTTTGAAAATGACATGCGAGCAATTATAGTTGGTGGTACAGGTGGTGTTAATGTAGATGTAACAATTGAAGATGAAGAACAAGATGCATGGGTTACTGCTGCAGTAGAACCACAATTAAAAAGATTTACTACAATTCATGAAAATGCACCAAAATTAATTCAACAGATACGAAAAATTCATGATATGCAAGATATACTTGATAAGGCTGATGAAGGAGAAATTAGAACAGGTGTATTTGAACCTTTATATACACAAGCATCTAGAATGTTATCAGCTTTAGGATTAGGTGATGGACAACAAGCAATTAATACAGAATTATTACAAGCTTCAATGGGTGGCGATGTTTTCCCATTAATAAGTGCATTAGGTATTGGTGCTAGGGGTTTAGACACAGTTGAAGAAAGAAAATTCTTACAAGCATCATTTACTGGTAGTTTAGAGTTCCAAATTGAAACGTTGCAAAAAATTACACAAAATCGACTTGATAAACTTATGGAAGCATTGGACACATACAATGAACGTGTAAGTACATTAGGCGAAGATGGGTATTCAATTTATTATGGTAAATATGAAAAACACGTGCTTGACCAAAACATGCAAACTTATGACGCACCAATAAGAGCCAAAGTAAAAAAGAAAGATGACGATGCAAATCTAAATAGAATAATGAACGATTATTAATGGCTGACTTAGAACAATTAAAACAAACTATTATAAGAGCTGATGCTGCGTTACAAAAAGCCTCATCACCTGAAGAAGCTAATAAAATAAAAGCTGACATTCAGTATTTAGTTAATACATTAAGAACTCAATATCCTGATTATAAACCACCAGTTGTTGCTGATACATCAAGAGCAAACCTAGAGGCACAATTAGAAGCAGCAGCGTCACAAACCTCTATGCAAGAACCGGTTATGACAGAAAGCGTTGATAGTTTCCAAAATGTTATAGAGCCTACTGGTGTATTAAACAATCAACAAGCTATTACAAATGACACAGGACAAGTGATTGATAATTCTGCTGTTGACCAAGCTGTTGTTGAATCAGCACAGCCTGTAGAAGAACAAGCAAAACCATACGAAATATTAGCCGATTTTAAAAATGCAGATGGAGTATCTTCAGGTAGATTTGTTTATCAAATGGCAAATGGAACACGTGGATATATTGACCAAGATGCAGGATTTAGTACAGGTGACCCTGCTTATGTAGAACAAGCGTTAGCAGAATTTCAAGCTACACAACTCGGTGGACAATTTGAAGGCGAAACAGTTAACGATTTAAGAGCTGTCGATGATGCACAAAATCTACTAGACTTAAACCCCGGAAAAGGATTAGGAGCAAGATTATTACAATCACCATTATTTGTAGGTAAAGGCACTGATGAAGCATTAGGTGGCATAGTAAATTATTTTGGTGGCGATGGTGATTTAATTAAAAATAATATAAGAGCTATGAGTGAGGCTTATGGTACAGCAGAACCTACTAAAGCAATGGCTGCTGATATATTTGGTGCAGTATCTACAGCATTACCAGTAGCCTTAGCATTGCCTGCTACTTTTTACACGTGGTTAGCAACAGTACCTTTAGCTACAGGTATATTTGCTACAGCAGGAGCTAGTGGTGTATTTAATTTTATTGAAGGTGGTGTTAGTGGTTACTTAGGTAGCGAAGGTGAAAAAAGAGAATCTGCTGCTATAGCACAAGCTGTGCAACAAGGTGCAATAGGTCTAGCAACTGGCTCACTATCATATTTAGCTCCAAAAGCTATTGCTTATGGTTATCATGCTGTAAAAAATGGTTTAAAACAATCATCAATTCCTATGATACAAGAAGCATTTGGTGTAGGTGTTGGTGCAGCAACTCTTCTTAAAAACATTTTAAATGAATCAGGTCGTGCTTTAAAAGATGTTTTAAAAGACATGAATAAAGGTGGCTCACAACAAATGATTGCAGATGCTACAGAAGCAACAAGAGCTCTAACAGACGCTATTGCAGCATCGGGTGGAGCAGCAGCAGAAATAATAGACACTGCTATTAAAGGTAGATTGCAATCTGTCGGAGGTACTTTAGAAAAAAGTATTAACAAAAATATAGCTGATTTGCCTGATGTGCCCGGTACAAACCCACCAATTAAACAAGATGCTGAAGGTGTGCAACTTAAATTGTATGCAGACTCAGCAAAACCACGTGGAGAAGCTTACAAAAAAGCATACAACACTAAAATTAACTATAACACCAAAGAAGGTGAAATTGTTTTAGATGTATTGCAAAGAATGCCTGAAGATTTAAAAAGAACTGCGTTAAAAGAGGCAAACGCATTGTTGCAAATGCAAGGTAAAGAAGCAGGACAAATAAGTATGATAGTTGGAGATGATGGTTTGTTTAAAGTAATTAAACAACCAAACATGATGCAATTAGATTATTTAAAAAGAGCATTAGGTAATTTAGCATATGACCCTGTAAAGAAAAGCGGTCTTTCAGTTTATGCAAATCAAATGAGGTATGAACTTACAGGAGCGTTAAAAAAATTAAATCCAAATTACGAAAAAGCATTATTAAAAGGACAAGAAGTTATTACACGTACTAATGCAGTAGAAATTGGTGAAACTGCTTTGACACCAAAAGTTACTGTTGCAAGTTTAGCTAGAAAACTTAACGATAAAAATATAGGTAAAGAAGAACGAGAAATGGTAGCGATGGGTTTACGTGCTGAATTAGATAGAATGATAGGAAACGTTAAAGCAACTGCAACAAAAGGTGCTGATGTTCAATCAATGCAAAAATTATTTAAAGAATTTTCTAGTAAAAGTGCTAGACAAAAATTAAGATTATTAATACCAGATGAAAAACAATATAAAGCAATTATTAAAGAATTAGATAAATCAGAAGCAGCATTAGCTTTACAAGCAGCAGTTAATCAAAACTCAAAAACATTTGTACGTGCATCAGTTGAAGAAATGAAAAGAGATGCAGTTTCAGTTGAAAAAGGAGTTATAGGTGGGGCATTAAAAGGCACATCAGATGCATCAGCAACTGTTGGTAAGTTACTTAATAAAATTGCACGAACAGATATATTAGAAGGCAGAAGATTAGCAATTATTAATAAAGAATTAGCTGAAATGATGGTCAAAACAAAAGGCACAGAAGCACGTAAAATATTCAGTACATTGTACAAAGCAGTAAAAGATAAAACTGTAAATGAAAGACAATTGCAAGAATTAACAACTATTATGTTTGAGTCACTTAGAATGACACCAACTATTACAGGTACTCAAATATACAAAACAATGACAGAGGATAACTAATGGCAGAACTAAAGAAAATGACTGATGATGAAGTTCAAAACATAGCCAAAGATGCTTTAGATGCTGCAGTATCATTTGTAGAAAGCGAAATAGCTGAAGACAGAATAAAG